GCCTATGGTTCCACCGACTCCTCATCGTGATCGCCACTTTGCGGAGATGCTCTGGAGAGCGGAGCACCGTTTAGCCCGACTGGATGTCGACAGCCCTGACCACTGGTCATGGCCTAAGGTTCAGCATGAGACAACCTGCGTGGGCAGGTACGGCGCATGTGCGGGTATTAACTTCTGCTTCTACGGAGAGGCTGGCAAGTACTAAGTGGCTCTGTTATTTTGACTATCGACTGTTTGAGATCCTAACCCCGGAGAATACGATGACTCATGAAGATGAGTTGCCTACCGTTATGATTACGGTCTATGGGCAACCGAAGAAACGAAAGACCAGCGACATGCTCGCGGCGTTCCCTAATGCACTGTTTATCGGCGTACCTTCAGCACTATGCCTGGTCGCTCAGAACGAGCTCGGATTCACTCCGTCAGTCTATGCCAACCCACCACAGACTTTACCAGACCTGATCGCTCTGCTTCGTGAGTTGAAAGAGACCGACTTGGCGTCTCAATGCGGCGCTGTTGTTATCGATGACGCCAGCCATCTCTGTAAGATGTCGATGCTTAAGTGGATGGAAGAGGCTCCAATGGGGCGCTCTGGTCGCAAGGACAAGTTCTATCAGTACCAGCAGCTGGACCAGCACTTGCTTGAGCTTGCAGGATTATCTCGCCACTTGGGTGTGCACATGGCGATGAACTTCCACGAGAGGATGCCGGGCTCCAATGCAGACGGTCACTTCTGCCCAGGTGGTCCTGACGTACCCTCGAGAAATCAAGTCAAGACGATCCCTTCCTGGTGCGACATCAACGTGCGCGCCATGATTGACCCGTCATACCCTGACCCGTGGTTCCCAGGTGCGTACTACTGTGACCCCACAGACCCTGAGTGGATTACTGGAGATCGCACTGGAGTATGCTCCAAGAAGACCCCTGGCAATCTACGTGAGATACTTCGGGCGAGTAAGTCAAACTACCATCTTGGTAGAGTTAGTGGCCTTGAGTGGCAAGACGACGTTGCCGACCGCGTAGTTGAGGGCATAATGCAAGATCTACCTGTGATGGACGCGATAGAAAATGCGGTGTCTGGGTACGATTTTAACCCGCTTCACTTGCGCTGGGCTTGCCAAGATGGTATTGCAAGAGGTGTACTGTTTAAACAGCAGTCCCGAAGCCTCTTCAACTTTGAACCCGAACCCGATGCACCGACTACAGCTGGTGCGTCGCTACCTCCACCTCCACCCTCTTCCTGACGACATCAGTCGTCTGGACCTCGGACCTCGTGTCCACTATACAACAACAATGGAGCCTATCATGGCTATCAACATTCCTCCGGGGGCCTTCAAGGGCGTCCGTAGCTTCGGAGCCGGCGCACCTGACGCTGGATTCTACCCCGTCTCTATCGTCAAGATCGAGACCCACCCTAACGACAAGCCCGGTAAGCGTCGTTTCCACCTGCAGTTTGACGACGGCTTTACGATGTTCACATTCGTAAACCTTCCATACGACGATGGTGGCAACCAGCTCGCTGGTCTCAACGAGAACCAGTTGCGTGGTCAGCTTGCTAACCTTCGCACTATCCTCGAGTCTATGGGCTACGACAGCGGTACTCTCGACTCAGGTAACGTTACTGACGAGTGGTTCCTTCACGCCAGTAACCACGGTCGCCAAGGCTACGTTGAGTTTGTTCCTGGTCAGAAGGGCGTCCAAGGCTCTTACAACGAGATCAAGGGCTGGCTCAACAAGGTTGCGTACGAGGCCCGTAAGGACTCTGGCGCACCGGTTCAGAACGCTACAAGCGCTCCTGTGCCTTCCGTAGTGAACAACGGAGCTGCACCTTCCGTTAGTCCTGTCCTTCCGCCTGCCCCCAGCGTGGCGCAAGGTATCGTTAGCTAAGGCTACGATTAAGTCGTCGCTGCCACGAGGTCCGGTGGCGGCGACTTTTATATAGACCAGGGCGCTTGTGACGTCCTCGATATCCAGCAGGAAGGCATGTGGATGGTCGAATAGATGCCTTGACCTCGTCATCTTAAGGGAGAAAAAATGCTTGTAGAGTTTACAATAAAGCGGCGTTCAACACAGTCGCCAGTCAGAGACTTGCGTGTTGCCATCAATCCTAAAGCAGTTGCTTATGTACTGCCCATTCAGGACAGCGGGACGTGCATTGTACCGATTGCTATGCACCCAGACGATCCATCGGTCCTCGTTCAAGAGGCATATGGCACGGTTGTAGAAAAACTTAACGATGCCCTTTGACCCGACAACACTTGGAGCACGATGTGATGTGTGCCCCTTGGGTCCTAAGGGAGCGCTCCGTAAAGATGAATGGAAGCCAGTAGGGTGTGAGGTGCACAAGGGTGCAACCGTCCTCGCTGTAGCTGAGAGCCCTGACCCTGAAGAAGTTCAGCATGGTAGGCCCTTAGTGGGTAGGTCAGGCGGGGAGTGGAACCGCGCACTGGCTGCATGTGGTCACCGTCGACTCGATATAGACCTCGACCATGTGATCGCATGTCACCTACCAGGCCAGGCTTCTGGAGCTCTGCGTCGCTTGAGTAAGGCCGTAGACAAGCTCAATCGCAAGCGCGTAAGAGAGGGGCAAGAGGCTGTACCTCACCCCCTTACATGCTGCCGGCCTCGGCTTCTCTATACGGCAGCACGCTATCCTTCTATCATCACACTCGGTAAGCTCGCGACTAACTCGCTGACTGGTGTCGGTAGTAGCATCCAGGCTACCCGTGGTGGGCCTATGCGGATCACTCACGACTGGAGTGTCACCACTGAGAGCGCCGAGACTGCTCACCGTGTACTCCCCACGCTGCACCCGTCTTTTATTCTACGCTCACCCAGTTGGCGCCGTGTCCTACACGCAGACATAGGTAAGGCGTTTCGGTGGTTTAATGACACGCTCGAGTGGACTCAACCCGATTCATTGTGGCGCCCTACACCAGACCAACTGGAAGAATGGCTGAAGCAGCCCGCTCCCTTCTGGGCCTATGACGTAGAGACTGATGGCATCGAGCCTATGGAGTGCAAGCTCCGTACGATTGCTATCGCTACCCCTGACTTAGACGAGCGTGGACGTGCGGCTGATGGAAAGCCTACGGTCAACTCTCAAGCAGTAGGCATCAGCCTTCTTGGTGCAGATGGACATACACGGTTCTATTCACGAGAAGATGAAGCTCGCATCAAAGACATACTGCGATCAGTATTTACTGATGGTCGTGTGTGGGTGGGTCACAACGCTGGTAGCTATGACCGGATGGTGATCGAGAATCACCTGGGTGTGAACCCCTACCCACTGGTGGACACTTTGTTTCCTGCTCGATTCAGGGCACCTGACTTGCCGAAGGGGCTGAAGACTATCGGGTCTATACTCACCGACGTAGAGCGGTGGGAGACAACGGAGAAGGGCTCGAGCATTGCAACCGGTAGTACGGATGACGATGAGCTTCTCCGCTACAACATCATTGATACCGTGGTGAATGCGCGAATCACGATGCCACTTATCAAGGCGGCGACTAACGCGGGTGCCTTCAAGCCTATCAAAGACAACATCAAGCCTGACTCTTGGCCGATAGAGAGACCCTGGAATCTCCACGAGGTTGACCACGAGACCCAGGTGATGTGTGTTGAGATGCACAAGAACGGTGTATGGGTCGACCAGAAGAGGCGGTTTGACTTAGAGGCGCGCTTCACTCTCTCCGTAAAGCAGCGAGCGAAACGACTGAATGACTTGGCTTCTGGTATCAACCCAGGCAGCTACGATCAGATCAGAGAGTTGTTCTACAGTAAGTGGAAGCTGGGTATCCCTCCGCAGATGGACGCTAAAGACTTCTACACTGAGACGGGGGCACCTGGCACGGGTGACGCTGTGTTGCGCGCTCACATTGCAAGTGGGAACCTCTTAGAGGAACAAGAAAGGTTTATCCGTGAGCTCAGGCTGTACCGTAGAGAGAAGAACAAGATCCTGGGCACGGTACTGATACCTCTCAACCGCAGGGACATCGACCCTAAGAAGGGTGTGGTCTGGGAGGATGGCAGGGTGAGGCCCTCATGGAACGCGCATGTCACCAGTGTGGCCCGTCTCTCATGCTCTGGACCTAACCTACAGAACATCGGTAACCGTAAGGGGCAGGGTCCGTTGAAGACAATCTTCGCAGCCCCCCCAGGCTACATCCTCATCGGAGCTGACCTCGACCAGGCACACCTACGGATCATCGCTAACTACTGGAAGATACCACTGCTGATGGAGTGCTTCGAGCAGGGCAAGGATCCCCACAACACACTGGCACACAACGTGTTCGGTGAGCGATTTGAGCAGGCAAGTGGCTGGGGTGATGACGGTTTCAGCCTATACAGTAAGCCTCCAGGTGGCGATGCTAAGTCTATGCGCGATGTGTGTAAGACACTTAGATATGCCTCTGCGTATGCGGCTGACCCAGCTACAGTTTGGCAAGTGCTTACGTCAACTGAGACGGATGATGCCAAGCTCCCTTACGTCGGTATGACACTTAGAGAAGTGCGGGTCATGCACGAAACCTGGAAGACCAGTGAGCCTGAGTGGGAAAACGCATGGGGCGCCATGAAGAAGATATACGAGCGCCAAGGCTATATGGCTGAGCCCATCATGGGTAGGCGCAGCGGACCTCTCAGTGACGGCAAGCTCCAAGAGGTGGTGAACTTCCCTATCCTCGCAGCTGAAGGATCAACCATGCGGTTGGCTGAAGCTCAGGTAAGAGACGCCTTCCCGTTCGAGTACGCAGGTCCAGGTACCGGTATGATTCATCAATGCCATGACTCTATCTGTGTACAGGCTCCGCTGCCTAAGGGCTTTGATCCTATGTGGGCACCCGTTAAGGATGAGCCCTTGCCCCCTGAGATAGAGAAGATGAAGCGCATAATGGAAGAAGCAATGACAATCAAGATACCGGGATGGCCTGTTGCGATGACCGCAGAGGCAGATGTCGGTAGGACATTGAAGGACGTATAGATGAAAAAGGCGCGCTGGTTCCTTGCTCACTCGAAGCAAGATGATGATGAAGATATTGATCGCTGGTGCGCTGAGCTCACTGATCACATGTCGGATGACAACTGGGATGCTGAGGTTGTGGCTGGGCGAGATGATTACAAGTCTCGTGCAGCTGCACTTGGCGGTTGGCCCGCCTGGTGCCGAGATGTCGCTTTAGGTGAGTCTTACACAGGCGGTCACTTGTTCCACGGGATCATCGTACCCGTCGACTTTACCCAGGAGAGCTTCTCGGTGGGTAAGGCTACAGCCCAACTCATAGAGGGGTTCATCGATGCGAAGAAGCACATCTATGCTTGGTGCCCTGACTCACATGCGTTCAAGCAGATAACTGGCTTAGAAGCTACAGAAGCAGATGATTGGACTTCTTGGGTGACACTTATAGTTGTCGACTGAATCTTCTCAATCCTTGACGTAACGGTATTAGTACCATACACTTTACTTGACCCTAAAAGCTGCCGTGTCTGACTGACTAAACGGTAGCACTATCAACCCCGGAGACACTATGTCTAAGAAACAAGCACGCCCGTATGTGAAGTCTGTTCACAGTAATCTTAAGTCACCCAAGCCTAACGGCGATGCCTGGTCAGTAGACCTCGGTCGTTACACGTTGCTGGTCGGAACAAACACCAGCCATAAGAGCAGCGTCATTCAATCTGTTGAGCTGGCTGTGTCTGGCTCAGTTGATGATGTGGTCGGTCGCAATGACGTGAAGGATGCCGACTTGCTTCTGTCTCTCTGCCGCGGTGATGAACTTCATACCTCTGCCCGGTTCTCGGATGATGAGGCGGGTATCTTTCGTGTAGAGAAGGTCGAGGGTAAGAACAAGCGCCCCTCGCATACAGGTCCAGGTGCGCACGTACTTACGCACCGCGCCGTCAAGGCCGCGTTGTCAGGCTCAGCTGCCACCCGGCGTAAGGCTTTCCTCGGCTGGATTGGCGGTAGCGTCTCCAAGGAAGACATCTACGCGTGCATTCCATCTGACCTACACGGGAAGTTTACTGACCTGTGGGATCACCTCGGCAAGAACCTG